AGGGGCTGCAGGCTCCCCCTTGCCGAGGTCAGCTCGTTCTGCTGGTAGCCTCGAACCAGACCGAAAAGCCTGCTGGTATCGACCTCGGGGACACCCGATCTTTCGCAGATTTCGCGCACGACCTGTGCGAGGGGCTGGTTGGTGGCTCTACCATTCAACCAATGGCCACGTGCGTAGTTCCCTCCATCGCTCCAGACCTGAACTTGACCCGGAAACTCGGGAAATGGGCGGGCATCCCATGCCCAGACATGCGACCGACCAATATCGAGCATGGCTTCACCGTAAAGCGGTGAGGTCGGATTGCGCGCCGGATCCGCCCAATAGGAAGTCTGGGCAAGAAGGTATTGCATCTGGATCAGATCGTCTCGACGACCGTTCGACCAGTTTGGCAGGCCGGACTCCGACGACTTCGCATCGATGAACTTGTTGGGCTGATTAGAGCCCTTGTCGACAGCAGGTGCACCGAACTCAGTAAAGCGAAAAGGCTTTGAAAAGGGCGCCCAGCTTGTAGGGTTGTCAAAGCGAACACCGTTTATCCGGTTGTGGTGGGTGTTCGACCACCAGGATCTCAGGTCCTTGTAGCGAAAGACCCATGGTTCCTGAAAGGCTCCGTCTTCGATGGGCACACGGCGCTGGACTACGGCAGCCTCTTCGCTGTCGTAGTACCAGTCAAAACCTTCGCCACCCTCGATGTTGGCCTTCAGGTAGTCAAGATTGTAGATCGAACCCCAAGCTGCATCCGCATGGGATTCACCGTCTCTCCAATCCGACAGCGGCATGTAGTTGTCGATGCCGATGAAGTCGATGTTGCTGTCTGCCCAAAGCGAATCCAGGTGGAAGTACAGGTTGCCGTCGGCCTGATGGCCGAAATACTCGGACCAGTCAGCGGCATAGCTGATCTTGGTGTTCGGGCCCAAGACCGACCTTACATCTGCCGCCAACGCCTTCAGTGCCTCAACGGCTGGAAAACTGTCTCCTGCGCCCCGGATCTGCGTCAGCGACCGCATCTCCGAACCGATGCAGAAGGCATCCACACCGCCAGCCACCGCACAAAGCTTCGCATAATGGAGGATGAACCGACGATAGCTCCACTTGTTTGGCCCGGAGTAGAGGATGTTGGTGCCGCTCACGGTGAAATGCGCTGGAACTGCGGATCCAAAGAAATCCGCGACCTCTGCAGAAGCTGCTGCTGTTCGGTCGGGACTTCCTGCACTCCCCGGTGCAGAAGACAGCGTGATGCGACCACGCCAAGGCAACTTCGGTTGCCCGAGTTCACCGGTCCAGGGGTCCGGCAGGGTGTTTCCCTCAACCTGATCCATCAGGATGAAAGGGTAGAACATCACCTCCTTGCCAGAAGCGCGGATCGCCTTGATCGCCTGGATCACCGAAGCATCGGCCGGGGTTCCGCCATAAATCGACGCGCCGGAAACTCTGGGAACCTCACGGACCTCGCCGCGACCCCTCCCCCCGGCGCGCCACGGCATCCCCCTTCCGTCCTGCACCTTCTGTTCGACCTTCGGCTCGATGTCGCAACTCGCACAGCGCAAGTCGCTGCCAAACCACGAGACGACCAGCGACACCGACCCGACGGCCGGCAGTTCCTCGTCAAGCTGCATCAAGCTGGTCGAGAAATCAGTCAGACCCGAAGGGGAATGCACGTTGGTCTGCTTGCTGCGGGTAACGCCAACCCGGAAACTCACCGGTGTCGTCGCCAGCCCGTATTCTCCGGTTCCGGGTATCAGCGCGACAGCCTGGATTGCCGAACTCAGGGTTTCCGCCGGGTTCACTGCGGGCCCTTGTGCTGCGCGAAAGACCTCGAAACTGAACTGGGGCACCCGGTTTCCATATGGGGCAAGAGGAAGGTCTTCGATGACCACATAGGCAAGGCCACGATATGCCGGGGCGTTTCCTGTCCCCTCCACCGCTTGAATCTTTGCGTCCGGAACCTGTGTTTCGTTGCCGGAATAGACTCGCATGTTCAGGCGTCGCGGCGAGATCTCGTTCCCATCTGCCCAAACCCTGCCAACCCGCAGAATTTCACCCTCGCAAAGTGCGATTGCAAGGCTGACCGAATAGCTGAACTCGTTCACCTTCGGGCGCGGGGCGCCTTTGCCGGATCGCCGGCGCTGAATGGACTCGGCAAACTCGGTCGCCCAGATCACCTGGCCGCCAACACGCATCCTGCCCCAGACCTGACCGATCGGGGCACCTTCTCCGGCCGCAGTCAGGCGCAGCCGATCAATCCGGCCAACGTCGACCGGGTCGGATCCAGCCCCAAGCAGCCGCTGGTCGATGGCACGGCCGAGCGTCGCCCCCAGGGCCCGTCCGATCACGGCTCCCGACAGGCCAAGAACAGTCCCGCCAAATCCGGCTCCGAGAGCGGCACCGGCCGCGGAAAGGACAAGAGTAGCCATTCACTTGGCTCCATCTGGAAAGGAAAAGCGCGCCACGATTCGGCGCTGCCAGGGTTGTGAGAGTGGGCTCTCCACCACACCATGATTGGTGTAGGCGTGGACGAAGGCAGCGCCCTCGCCGACTATGGACTGAATGCCCAAATGCTTGGCGACAGATCCTTGCCGCATCCGAAACAGCAAGACATCTCCGACCTCGGAACTGGACAGGGCTTTACGGGCAAGCCAGCGGTCAGCCGCCTGAAACAGAACCTCCTCCCGCGAAGGTTCGGCCCAGTCATCCGTATAAGGGGGAACGCTCTCAGGTTCGTCCCCGAGGATCCGGCGCCAGACGCCCCGCAACAGTCCAAGGCAGTCGGTTCCCGCCCCCTTCACCGAAGCCTGGTGGATGTATGGGGTTCCGATCCAGCTTCGCGCCTCGATCACGACTGCAGGACCAATCACAACTCTACCCCTGCAAATCGTGATCCGCCCGAATTCGTTCGGTTCTGGCCGGGATAGGACGACAGCCAATCCTCTCCGGGAATATGTGGAAAACCACGGAAATTCAGAAAGTTGCCGAACTTTTCCCGACAGGTTCCCGCGCTCTTGTCACAGCCTGCGATGATCTTGATCAGGCTTCCTGCCGCTATACTGACCGGTATCGCCTGCCAAAGCTCCACTCTTCGGCCTTCGCCTTCCAAGCGGTCAATCTTGACCACCCCGATCAGACCAGCCGCTTCCCCGCTCACCACTTCCAGCCGTCCGTGTTGAAACCAGCGGTCCGCGAAGGCCGGGAATTCTTTGAAGTGAAAGACACGGCCATCACTTGCCGCTTCAAGCGCGATCTCGACAAAGAAGCCGCCAGTGCCCGTATCAAACTTGCAGCGCCGATCACCCAGGACGGCAGAGCATCCCGGCTGGAACGCGAAGCCTTGCGGTTGGTTCAGAAGCTCGGTCAGACCGCGCAGCTCGGCCCGGAAGGCCCCCCCCGATCGTGTGATCTCGCCAAGAAAACCCCGGAACTCGACGATGTTCTCTTCGGGAGCAGACCAGTTGACCAGGCAAGTCTTCACTTCAGCGCCATCTAGTCGCCCGGCCTGGATGTCTGCCTCTGTGATGGAGGCGTCGCTCAGGGCTCCGACAGCCTCCGAATTGTCGACCGAAAGCCCGGTTGTCTGCTGAAGTGCCTTGGCGGACAGTCCGGCATCGGCACGGCAAGTCACTCCTTCGATGAAAAGGTCCTGATCGTGATCAGTAAAGCCCATCACAAGGCCGTCCCTGCGGGTAACGATCCAGGCTCGGCACAGTGTGGTGACGCCCAAAGCAAGATGCGCCTGAAGCGCTGCACCACTCATAGTCTTACCTCCACCACCGGAACCCTTGGAACGTCACCGGCATTGAAGGATGCCACAGAGGTCTGAATCTGGTCCGTGTCAAAACGGACCGGCACATCGAACTCGAAACCTGCGGTGATACGGGTTCCGGCTTCCGGCGGCAGAGTAAAGGTAACAATCCCCGTCGTGACCGACAGGGTGAACTCCGCGCTTTCGATCTTCACATCCCCCCCGACGGCAACCTGAACCGTCCCGGCCACCGGCTTGCGGATCAGGCGGGCATAGGACTGCAGGCCCGATCGGTACCATTTCTGCAATTGAAAGCTCCGCTCGACACCGTCGCCGGTGCCGATCAACTGGTCTTCCGGACCGATCTGGGCCGACGGCGTGCAGGACTTGAAGTCGGACCAGTCCTTCCAGAGGAACCCGTGCAACTGCCCGCTGCGCGCCTCGAAGAAGGCGATCACTGCCTCGACGTCGTCCAGCGATCGAAGACCCAGCCCGGCGTCATAGCGCCGGCGCGAATGGGCCCACGGCGTGTTCCGCTCCTCAAAGCCGTTTGACAGGGTGACAATCTCGGTGCGCCGTTCGGGCCCGCCAAGTGCTCCGAAACTCAGACTCGCCGGAAAGCGGATATCGTGAAAAGCCATTTTCTGTCCTCACCGGTTCCGTTGGCCACGGGCAAGCGCACGCCCGATCTGGGCGGCCACTTGGGTCTGGCTGCGCTGGAAGCCCTGCACGTCGGGGGTAGAGATGTTCATCACCACCGTGACCGGGCGCCCCCCGGCCGACTGGACCCCCAACCGCCCGTCCGGCCCCCGGGCCAGGGGCATGATCGCCTCTGGCCCCGCCTCCCCCATCAGCCCCTGGCCGCCCCGCATCGGAAAGCTGGTCGGGCCTGCCACGATGCCACCCTTGGCAAAGGGCCGCACCTTTCCCTGGCTGAAGGCGGCCCCCGCCGCAAAGGGCATCCCCGCGCCCATCGCCGACCCCAGTCCACCGGCGATAAGCCCGCTCAGCGCGCCGGTAACCGGCCGCATTGCAATGGAAAAGACCGTGTCGGTGATTGTCTTCGCAACCGATTTCAGTGCATCGTTCAGCTTCGTGCCGTCATGCACCAGCCCGTCGAAGGCCTTCCGGAGCCCGCCTCCGATTCCACCCGACAGAGTGTTCGCCTCACGTCCGGTGAAGATCATCGTCTCCCGCATCCGCGCCAACTCGCCGTCAAACGTCGCCACCATCGACACCGAGGACCCCAGCTGCGCTTCCAGTGCCTGGAGCTGCTCCTGCATCGTTCCGATATCCGCCATTGCCCTGATCCTTCCTCTCATCCGGAAACGCGGCGGCCAGTTCAGCCAGCCGCGCGCGCGTCAGGGGCGAAAAGCTCTGCTCCCGCCCCAGCATGATCCGCAGTTCGACCGGGGTCAGTCGCCAGAAAACCGCCGGCTCAAGGCCCAACCCGTGCAAGCCGACCTGCATCAGCCCGCGCCAGTCGATCCTGGTTCCGTTCATGGCTCTTCCGGCAGCGAAAACGCCCGCGCCAGCAATTCCGCCGCCGCCCGTGCAGCCCCCAGCGGCCCGCCACCGATCTCGACCCGCAAGAGATCCGCTGCCGAGCCTTGCCACCCGCCGCCGCGCAGACCAGCCACCACCAGCGCGAGCACATCACGGGTGCTGAATCTCTGCGCTTCGAACCGCTCGACCAGATCGATCAGCGACCCTGTTTCCAGCGCTTCCTCCAGTTCAGCCAGGGCCCCCAGCGTCAACTTCGCCACATGATGTTGGCCGTCCAGCCAGATCGCCACCTCGCCGGCCCAAGGGTTTGCCATCGGGGCAACCATCAAAGTGCCGTAAAGGTCAGGGCACCTGCCGAAGCCATGGCCATCTCATAGCTCGCCTCGTCATTGTGGCTGCCGGCATATTCGATCGAGGTGATCTGGAACGGCCCTTCAATCACGCCAAAGCTCGGGATCACGACCTGGAAATCCGGAATCTCGCCGTTGAAAAAGACGGCCCGGGCGCGCTCGTCCGTTGCCTCATCCCGGAACACACCCGAGCCAGAGATTGCAGCCGATTTGACCCCTGCTCCGGCCAAAAGCTCGCGCCAGCCGCCCTCACTTTCCAGGCTGGTGACATCGACCGATTCCGTGTTGAAACTGATCCGCGTCGCGCGCAGACCTGCCACGGTCACGAATTGACCGTCCCCTGTCTGGTCGATCTTGATCAAGAGATCCTTGCCGCTTTGCACAGCCATGTCCGTTCTCCGT